TTCATCATCAACTACAGTTTCAAAACTGTATAAACACAGCAGTTCCTGCGCTAGATAAAACTATTGACTATGAGTGGCTTTTAAGTAACCCTGACTTACTACATCATCCAGCAACTCACGTACTTAAGGTTGCTGTTGAAAACGCAGGTGAGCTAAAGCAACTGCGAGATCAGTATAATGAAGATTATATGAAGATTAAGTTAAAACAAGAACGAGATGAAAACGCACATTTAGTTCCAATCTACCACGAACAATTACACCGAGCGCACTTAAAAATCGCAGAGCTTAAAAATCGTTCGTGGTTTCAAAGATTGTTTAACCAATAGTATAGCTGTATAGTGCATATCTTAGTGCATCGGCCATGTGAGAAGCCATACCATGCTCAGGTCGTTCAGACTTAACCTGATCTCGTTGATCCCATCTATACTGGTCAAACATGTATAATGCGTGCTCACAGTGCGGTGATACTTTTATACGATTTTGATCAGCTAGGGTCTGTACTAAGGCGATACCGTCTAGTACAGACTTTTTTGCTTTAATGGTGGCAATATCATATGTATATGCTAAGTCTGCGGCCATTTGTGCTGCTGCAGAGTCGATAAAGATGGTTTCAATACCCCAACGTGCAATTAACTCCTGCAATACATCTACGTGCTGCTGAGTAGTAGCTTGATTCTCCTGATACTCATCTACAATATGATAAGTTTCATCTATTGGCGAATATACAACCACACAAAACGCGGTAGGGTCTTTGTATCCTGGGTCCAACCCTGCAATAACCTCATCGCCGTCTCTTAATTCATAGTCACAAATCATAGTTTGACGATCAAGTGCAAAAATCTGACCCTCAAATACTGAAAATGAAGCCATGTACTCTTGCTCAAACTCTGCTTTAGACATTACCGATCTAGCCTCTTGTACGTCCTTTTCACTCATCCTGGGATTTTCCGAATAATCAGCTGTAATCGAAGCCCATTGTGGAAATAAGTCTGAGAATCCTCTATCAAAGAATCTAGAGAACCAGTTTTGCTTGCCACGAGGTGTTGAAATAAAAATTGCTTTTGATCCAGGCTTGTCTAAGGTAGGACGCAATGCAATATTAAATGCTTCCTCACCGCCATCGCCAAGTGCAGCTTCATCGAATATGATCAAGTCATACGATCTACCAACGCTAGAATCAATAGTACTCAAAGAACCCAAACGAATAGTTGAACCATTTTTCAATTCCAACACTCTGTCCTTGACATTATCACGCTCAACTTCTAGGTCAAAGCTGCGAATAAGCATACGCTGTAGTTCAAACGAGATGCTGCTCAATGTATAGTTCGGCGAGATGATTAGGATATTACAGCCTGGTACCAGCATCACCAATTGACCAATAACATTAGCAATGTATGTTTTGCCTAATCTACGCGCAAGTGCAGCGCAAATAAATCTATAATCAGGATTATTAACTGCATTGATCAATGCTACCTGCGCGCGGTTGATTTGATCCCAAGCTGTACCCATTTTATGTGTGACAGGATCAATCGCTGGTAATAATTTAAGATAGTTTACTATAGGCAATTTGATAAATCTGGTTTCAACTGGAAAATCTGTGATCATCTCCGAGTCAATATCTGGTCTAGAAATAGTCAACATTATTGTGCATCCAGTGTAACCAACTGCTTTATAAGTTGACCATATTTAGTTGAATCACCTGCATCATTAATCTGCACATTTACCTGCGACTTGATATTTTGCTGCTGCAACTTCTCCAAATCAATCTGCTTTTGCAGATATTCCATAGACATTTTATGCGACAATGCTAAGATTTCAATAATGTCCTTAGAACTACCAACATCAGCTTCCTCTAAATCTTGAAACTTCTTCTTAATAATAGCATCCATAGCATCACGCATCTTAAACTGGTTATTGAATCCTAAGTTCATGAACACATTGTCTATGTAACTTTTAACTTGCTTATTATGAAGAATTTGGGTAACCAGTGGAATTGGAAGATCCATTAACTCAGCTACTTTGACAATATCTTGATTTTGTAGGTAGCAGTTGGCTACCTCCAAATTTTCCGGAGATATTTCTAAAACTTCAGCAGGTGTTGTGGTGGCGATTGTTGACATGGGGGTGGGATAATTGGTGACGATTTCCAAAGTATAACACATTGGGGAAAGTTGTGCAAGTGAAAAAGTTTTGGGGAGGTTGTGCAGGTTCATCTCTATGTAGGCACCCAAAGTCATTTTCATCATATTCTTAAAAGTTCGCATGTGGGTGGGCCCCCACCCGATAGCAAATTAACATGTCTCGGAACCGCCCCAGTCTATCATGGTTTGCTCTGCGCGTCCAATTGTATTTAACTATCATTGCAATAGAAATTTACAATGGACAAATTGTAGAATGTTCTGTATAATCTTTTCATTGGCTAAATACTTCAAGGAATAAAAAATGTTTGTTCAATTACCTAATTCTGATACACTTGTTGAGGCCGCATATGTAATCAGTATTTCATTGGAAAAAGTTAGGGACTATTCTGAAATTTATGTTACAATGATTGACGGTAGCGTGTTTATTATTAAAGTCGATTATACTACCGGAGGCACTTTGCAAAATGTTGTACAGCTAATTAATAAGGGTAAGAAATGAAATTAATTTGTAACTTATTTGTGATGGTAGCTTGCGCTGCGGCAATTAGTTACCCTTTCTTTTATGCAATATTGACAATGAAACCATGAGGATTACAATGCAAAAATACTTTGCTGTTTACCGTGAGGATATCGTTTCAGGTGATACACTTGAGGATGTAATTAATACGCTTAAACAATGCTACTTTTTAGATGATGACATTGAGCTTGAGGACGTGTTCTTTATGAAAGGCACTCATGTTGCTGTAAAAAAGATTGTACAGTTTCAGGAAACCTGATATAATTGTTTCTGTTGTGTGAGCAAATAAACCCTTAATCTTTTAGGAAAATACAAATGACTACAAAATCTGTTGCTGTTAACTACACCGAAGAACAATCTGCTAAGATGGTTCAAGACTATGTTGCAGGTGTTAGCGTAGAAAAGATTGCTGAAGAATTGGGCAAATCTGCACGCTCTGTGATCGCTAAACTATCGCGTGAGAAGGTTTATGTTGCTAAAGTAGCAGCAAGCAAAACCGGCGAAGCCGTGGTAAAGAAAGATCAGGTTGCCGATTCAATCGCTGTGCTTGCTGGCTTGACTGAATCGGAAACTGAATCGCTTACCAAAGCAAATAAGACTGCACTCAAAAAGATTTTTGATTGCTTGCCTAAGTAATTACAGTTTAGGGTAAGGCTTTGCCTTACCCTTCAATAAACTTTTGAGGATATATAATATATGAAACTAAGCAATGTTCAAAAAATGCAGCGCGATTTTTATTTGCAAGAATTTAGATTTAAAGGCGGAAAAATTTTCCGTGATAGTTTTATAGGCTTGACCGTATGCGTGAAGCCTGCTCTAAATATCCCGAACCCTAAGTTTTACTATATCAGCACTGCACAATGTGACTTTGTTGACGACGGATTCAAGCGGAAACGTGGGGAATTTATAGCACTTGAGCGTATGCACTTGAATATGTGTTGCATTGTACCTGCTAACGGTCGAAGCATTGACGAAATTGGGCTTGATGCACTAGAATTTTTTAGCATTAACTACTAACACAAAAACCCGCTCCGGCGGGTTTTATTTTGCCTTTTTTCCAAATGAGAATGATTCTTATTTGCATTTGGGTGCGCCAATTTTATCATATAAAATTGGGTTGTGTCAACAAATAAATTATTTATTTTGTGGCTTATTTACAACCCTACGCAAAATTTTTCCTGTATAATTTATTACATGAACTCAAGACAATTCTATGTTGAAACACAGCGTGATAAGGTTTTTAAAACCTTATCGAATATATATCCTCAATTAGCACAATTTAATCCGCCGAAAATTATATTATCAAACCGCTTGACTGTATGCGCTGGATATAATATTCAAGAAGAAAATTTGGTACACTTGGCAAATAAATTCTTTTATAATAACTCACTGGAAATGTTCGCGGTTATCATACCCCATGAGATTATTCACCAAATTGATTACAATCTTTTTGGCACAAGTGAATTAAGGTGTGGGCATGGTATACAATGGCAACGATTGATGTTACAATATGGTTTACCTGCTAATCCTTATCACGAAATGGAAATATAAAATGAAATACTTGGCTTGGCTTGGAACCTTATCTTCAATTTGTGGAAGTTTTTTGGTTGCACTAGGTGTCTTAAATTTAGGTTACATTTGCTTTTTGTTGGGTTCACTGGCATGGTTAATAGTTGCCACTATGAGAAAAGATCGTGCATTATTGGTATTGAATGGTACTTTCTTTTTAGCTAACATTATCGGCATTTGCCGCTACACTTTAGGGTAAAATTATGAGAACTAAAGACTTAGCAATTTTGATACTTTTCTCTGTTGGTATTTTTATTTTGCTGGCAATGGCAATTGT